TGATGGCGACGCAGGCGACATTGCAGTAAACAACGATGATTACATTGCTTGTTCTGCAGCAGCGACACCAGGAGACCGTTTTGACATCTTTACAGATGGTTCAAGATGGTATGTAAACGGATTAGTTGCAGATGCAAGTGAATGTCCGTTCGCAACAGCAGCTGGTTAATAACCAACAGCGAATAGTAATTAGGTACTATGGAGTGGGTTTATTCCCACTCCGAAACCTATAAAGAATTTTAAAACTAATAGGAGAATAAAATGGCAGATTATAATACAATTACAAAAGTAATTATTAACGACATCAGTCCAGCAGCAAGTGATGTAGCAGGTTCTTTAGCTAAAGAAATAAATGACTACATTCAAACTTTAGACAGCACTAGTAATGCTATTGTTGACATTCAATCAGTAAAGTTGGATAGAAGTAGAGTTGCATATATTATAGTATCAACTGGATAATAAATGAATTGTCAACATTGTAACGAACCTAATCCTGATGGGATGTTTAACTGTACCTCTTGCGGTCAAAGAGCTTCAGCACCCAAATGGAATACTAACTTTGTTGTTAGGGAAAATAATCCTTATGCAACAGCTATTAGAAAAGACCAGATGGAAATAAAAACACTGTCCCATGAAGAAGGAATGAAAAAGCTCAAAGAAGGAGCCGATAAAGTTTCTGCAAAGGGACCAGCAACGAGGATAATGTAATGCCAAAAGTAGGAAAAAAGAAATTTAGCTATACTAAAAAAGGTGTATCAGCAGCAAAAAAATACGCTAAAAAAATAGGTAAAAAAATGAGAAGAAGTAAGACTTATTAATGAGAGGTTTAGGACAACAGACTAGAAGAAGTAATGGAAAGAAAAAGACTAGACAGGGTATGAGTAAAAATACCAAAATGGGAAATAAGATGAGTACAAAGAATTATGTGAAACCATATAGAGGACAAGGAAGATAATGGCTGATTTTAAAACAAGAATAGATGATTTGACAGGCTTTGCAAGCACTGACGATACAGCATTAAATGACTGGTTGTCAGCTGGTTCTCGTTCCGTAATGAATGTACTTCCTATAAATAAACTAGAAAGAGTAGCAAGCAATGAAAACTTTACAAACAATATAGATGTAGAGGGAAAAAAGATTTTAGCGGTGGTTAGAAAAGACGACAATCACGCAAATAAGATTTATACACCATGTAGAAAATTACCACCTGCAATGATGGGTAGAGTAAGTGATACAAATTATATGGAAGCTGCTTCAGAAAGTGACCCAGCATACATCATGCAAAACGACGTTCTAAATACATATCCAGGAAGTAATGCAAGTAATGATAGTAGAGTTGTATTTATTAACTCTTCCATAACTGTTGCTAATACTGATTCTGCAATAGCTAACTTTCCGGACGAAGCAGAAGAAGCGGTAATTTTGTATGCAAGCAGAAATGCATTAAATAGACTAATGAACGGTATGAATGCAATTAGTGCTTTGACTATTAGCGTAAGTGCACCTAGTGCTCCAAGTATATCAACAGTAAGTTATTCTGCAGCTAGCAATGCAGATGCTAGTTCTAGTTCTGTTGGAGCTATAACAGTTGCAAGTGTAGCAAAATCTGACATATCAGGAGATGTTCCTAGCTATAGTAAACCTTCTGTAAGTTTATCAAGTATTAGTATATCGGACTTAAGTATAAGTTCATCTGCCCCCAGTGTTCCAAGTTTAGGAACAGTAAGCTATTCCGCTGCAACAAATGCAGATGCAAGTGCTAGTGCAGTATCACCTATTACAGTTTCTACGGTTGCTAAAGCAGATATATCTGGAGATGTTCCTTCCTACACTAAACCAACACAAACTTTTGACATAAGTCAGTTTGAAACATTTTTGGAAACTAACGAAGATGAAGAGTTAGCACAGATTCAACTTGGAAGACTTAATCATGAACTTGGGGAATATCAAGCTGATATACAAAATGAACTTAACGATTTTAATAAAGAGAATGCTAGGTATAGAGCTAACGTTGAAGCAGAATTAGCTAAACACAATTCAGATTTAAGAAAAGCTATTACTCAGTCTGAGCTCGATGCTAGAGATGCTCAACAAGAAGCAGCTCAAACTACAGATGTAAGCAAGTTTAATAAAGCACAAGACCAAGCGTTAGCACTACAGAACGCAGCTCAAACTATGCAAGCAACAATTCAAAATAATGATGACTTAGTTTCAAAGTTTGTTTCCGAATTAAGGCTTTATGAACAAAATGTAAATAAAGAAATAGCTTTATATAAATCAAACTATGAAAAAGATTTTTCTATCTTTGCTAAAAAAAGAGATACAGAACTACAGAACTTTAGCTTAGATATACAAAATGAATTAAACGAATTTAACAAAGAGAATGTAAAATACCAAGCGAATGTACAAGCAGAAATACAGAAACATCAATCTGATTTGCAAAAAGCATTAAATCAAGCTAACATAGATGCTGCTGATGCAAGACAAGAAGCACAACAAGCAACTCAAATTGATTTAGCTAATAAAGCTGCCGACCAAGCGTTAGCATTGCAAAATGCAGCACAAACAATGGCAGCAGCTATACAAAACAATGATGACGTTCTTGCAAAATTTAATTCAGAGATACAAAAATACTCAGCACAGGTAAGCGATGAAATACAAGAATATAATTCTAACCTGCAGAAAGATACGTTAAAATACAGTTGGTATGAAAAACAATACACTTTAATAGATGCAAGATATAAAGAGCAAATACAAATACTACAAGGAGAATTATAATGGCTGCAATAGAATTTACAGCAAAAGAAATATATAGTAGAGTATTACAAGCAGTACCTGGAATATCAGAGAACTATGTAATAAACTTAATTAATGAAGCATTAATTGATATGGGCAGATACCCTAATCAAATAGAAAATGCCAAAACAGATTTAAAACACAATCAACTATGGTATGCCTTAGATGACGATGAAGCAATAACAGTTAACAAGGTTTTTAGATGCACTATTTTAAATTCAAGTGGAGAATACATCAAAATACCTAGACTGTCTAATGGAGAAATAAAACAGTTTTATAATGAAAGTAGTACGTCTTCTAATACTACTTGGACGGAGATATAATGGCAGCTGTAAGTAGTTCATACAAAGACCCTAATGATAGTTTTGTTTGGTGGATAGAGGGCGATAGAATCGCTATAGCTACATCTGAAGGAGATGGAAGTACTAACGAAACCAAAGAAGGTAGATTAAAACCAGTACAAATAGGCTCTGGTAACACCATTACTGATGGATTAGTAATATCTTATTATGCAGAACCAGATAAACTTACAAGTATTACCGGAACAATAGATATAGACAATTCTTTACAACCGGGTTTAATTGATTACGTAAAAGCAAAAGCTTTAATGGATGCGGCAGCTTCTGCAACAGAACCTACTTTAGCACAGATTAAAATGGCTTCTGCTCAACAATGCATGGCTAACTATAAAGAATGTGTTAGAAGGTACGGAATGAAGAAAACAGATAAGGTGGGAGGAACTAGACAAGTAGCTCCTTCTGATTTACGATAATGTATAGAGGTCCTAACGGGGTTGGGAAAGGAGATAAACCTAGAGCTATAGGTATATCTCAAAAAGAATTTGCAAAACGTTGGGATGCAATATTTAACAAAAAAAAGAAAGAAGGAAAACAAAGTGGCAGAACTGAGTAAAGACAGTAAATTTACATTTAGTATAGAAACTTTAATTACATTAGGAACAACATTAGTTATGATTGTTACGATGTGGTTTACTTTACAAGCGGACATACAAGAAGCAAAAGAATTACCTGAACCTCCGATAGGCAGAACTGAGTACGACTTAAAGGACCAGATGATTAGAAACACAATCATTGAAACTGAAAAAGATGTACAGGAAATTAAAGAAGAACAAAAAGAAATGCGTACAGATGTTAAAAACATTGAGCGTATGTTAATGCAAAAGTGAGGTACAGAAATGAATTGGTTATATGGTTTTACATATTTGGCTGGTATCTGTTTATGGCTATCGCCTTTATATGCTCAAAGTAGTTTAAAAGATTTACAGCAGATTCAATTATTGAGTCAAGATGAATGTATTATAGTCCAAGTAAATGCAGATTGGAACTTTAAAGCATCGTTAGATTTAAATGGTTTAAATAATTGCGTATGGTTTAACGCTAGTATAGATGATAAAAACTATGGTGCAATTATTGCAGATGAATGGAAAATAGTATCTGTTCCAACAATAATTATGTTTGAATATGGTAAAGAAGTAAAAAGGTTTGAAGCTGGATTAAGTTTCAATTTAGATAAAGATAAAATCATCAAGGCAATCAAAGATGAAATTGATGAAATACAACTAAGGAAGTTTCAATGATATATTTAGCAAGATGGTTTAAAAAGTTATTTTATGGTTCGTTGTTATTAGGAACTTTAGCAGCACAAGACTTTTTTAAGTTTAGCACTATATATGGTGCTTATAGCTTTAGCAGTCCTGTAACTAAAGAACTACAATATCAAGTATCTGGTGGACAACTACAAGAGTTACAAGAAGAACTAGACGACCACAGTATTATGACGTTTGGTATTAGAAAGTTGGCAAGATTTGGCTACGAAAATAAACCTGAAGTGTGGTATACTGGAGATGAAGCACCTATAAATGAAAGTGCTGCTATTGGTAATGTACCTACTGGATGGGAATATGTAATACAATATTCTGACCACAAAGAGTTTGAAGAAGAATTTATTAACGAACAATATATGTTACGATATATGGGAAAAAGTTTTTTGGTAAAAGCCAACTACGATTCAAGGGGCTTAGAAGACGTAGAGTTCGCAGCCTTAGATATGCGTTACAAAAAAGATATAGGTAATCTTGCGTTATCATTAGGAGTAGCCGGTAGAATGCACCCTGCATACCTAGACTTTAGACCTATTGATTTATGGTGGGCTGAACAAGGTATTGACACAGATAACTTTACACCATTTTGGGATTTTGCTTATTTCTATGGCTATACAGATGAGTTTGTAGAGCAGTTTACACAATATGGATATAGCTACTTTGATTTTAAGTGGTATAATGCAGAAGGCGAACTTGTAGCTAATACAGACGACCAATTTTATAAACAGGTATACGGAGAGCTGGTTAAACAATACAATGAAGAATATGCAAAAGAACTAGGATACCAAAACGAACTAAGTTTATCAGTAGGTGCAGACTATTATAAGTATACACCAAAGAACTGGTTGCATGTATGGGTTACAACTTACCCAGTAACTAAAGGTATGTCTGACTATTCATTTAATTATGATGTAGTAGACAATGGCATGGATTATGACTTAGGTCTAGTTTATGGTTGGAAGTTAACTAAAAAGTTTGGAGTATTTTTAGAAGGTAGATTTTTGTCAATGTACGATGTACAATCTTATGAATCTAAGGTTGGACTGAACTGGTTGATATACTAATGGCTAAGAAAAAAACAAAGAAAAAAAAGAAAGGCTTGTATGCAAACATACATGCTAAGCGTAGAAGAATTAAAGCTGGTTCAGGAGAGAAAATGAGAAGACCTGGAAGCAAGGGTGCTCCGTCAAACGCCAATTTTAAAAGAGCGAAAAAGACAGCTAAGAAAAGAAAGAAAAAGAAATAGTGGCTAGAAAAGCAAAAAAATCTATACGCAAGACTACTAAAGGTAAGAATGCTAATTATAGAAAGACTAAGTCTGGAGCAGGAATGACTGCTAAGGGAGTTAGAGCTTATAGGAAAGCAAACCCTGGAAGTAAGTTAAAGACTGCTGTTACCGGCAAAGTAAAAAAAGGTAGCAAGGCAGCTAAAAGAAGAAAGTCTTATTGTGCAAGGTCTTTAGGACAACTAAAACGAAGCTCTGCTAAAACTAGAAACAATCCTAATTCTAGAATAAGGCAGGCGAGAAGGAGATGGAAATGCAGATAATATGTGATTGCGGGTGTGGAATATGCCTAAGTTAAATGTAGTAGCAAGTATTATTGACAAAGTAGCTGGTCATGTAGACAAGTTTACTTTAGATAAGGAAGAGAAAGCAAACTTAATCATGGAGATTAATAAGGCTCAAATAGAAGTTAATAAGATAGAAGCAGGTTCTTCTAGTCTATTTAAAAGTGGGTGGAGACCTTTCGTAGGATGGGTTTGTGCTTTTGCATTGTGTTATCACTTTGTATTGCAACCTATGATGGCTTTTGGATTAACTGCGGCGGGATACAATATTGTATTACCTGAATTTGATATGACTACTTTGACTACGGTATTAATGGGACTTTTAGGTCTTGGAGGAATGCGTAGTTTTGAAAAAGTCAAAAGGTCTGCATAATGCCAAGAAAATCTTTACAGCTCAATGACTTTAGTAAGGGGCTTAACACTAAGTCCTCTCCTAGGGATATTTTACCTAACCAAGTATCAAAAGCAAATAATGTAAACTTACATAATCCGGGTTTAATATTGTCTTCTTCTGTCTCAAGTGCTAAATCATCAGCCAATGTACCTGACACACAAACAGTTGCGGGGTATGGTGCCTTTATGTTTAACAGTCAATATAATACAGACAACAGTGGAACCCTGGGAACTGCAGTTCAAGTATTCGCATTTCCAGAAAATAATGGCTCAGGAACAAGTACAAAGATTTTAACATACGCCAGACAATTTGGTAATACTAGCACCCTTACTTTAACAGAAGATTCTAACGATGCTATTATTGACATGCAAACTGAAAACGGAGTATTACCAGTATACTATTACGTTGATGGTACTTTATTTGTATCAGATGAAAGCGTAGTAGATGAAGTTGCAAATTCACATGAAGAGCCAAGACGTTTAGTATATGTAAATGAAACAGATAGATTTGGAACTGATATTAGTGGTTGGTTAGATACTACTATGCAAATAGAAAAATTATCTACTAAATTTGAGGCTATAACAAAAGGAACTAGTTTTACTGACCCGGGAGCTGGAGAGTTTAGTATAAAATTAGAAACAGACCCAACTTTAGATTCTCAATCATTTTTTAAAATTATTAAAAATACTGAAAGCACCAACTTCCTAGTAGTTACTGCAAATCCTAATGAAACAAATCCAGACCCTACTTCTGATATAAAATTAACAGATAAATTAATTCATTTAAAACTAACAGCTGCAGAAGATATGTCTTCTGTTTCTTTAAACTACGGTGATGATAGTGGTATAACAACTGGAGGAATAGCAAACCTTAAAGGAGAAATTATACATATTAACGGTGAAGCTATGAGAGTAAGAAGTACTGGTACTTTAGATTTGGCTTCAGGTGGAGATAAAAAAGTTTTACAACTTCTTGTAGATAGAGATGTGTTTGGAACTGGTGTTTTAGAGCACGCTAGCGGAGCAAACGTTGAAACAACTTTAGAAACTAGTATAACTGTTACTGGCGGTGGTTGGGAAGCAGGTTCTTACGAATTTTGTCACAGTATAGTAGACTTACAGGACAATGAAACATTACCTCAAACACCTAAAACAACTTTATTCCCAATAACAACTGGTGCATATTTTACTAACGTAGGATTTAGAATAAAAGATACTGGATTTAGTGGATATAAAAATGAAAAAGGTGTAAGAGTTTATACTAGAAAAAAAGACGGTAACGGTAGGTGGATATTATTTTTAGACGTAGATTATCAAAGAGGAGTTAGAACAAATTTATTTGAAGACTTTAATGCGTTTATAGATGGCCAAGGAGCAGGAAACGCTTTTGCTGACGTCACAGGATTAGATGTAGTAAATCCTTCTTTGGATACTTACGAAAGTATTAACGGATATTCTCAGGACGAAGAAAGTATTGATGTGGGAACTAGAGCAGCAATAGGTACATCTGGAGGGTTTAAAGCTGCTACGGTATGTGCTAGAAGAGCTTGGATTGGAAACGTTAAAAAGAATGGAGAGGTACTTGACGATAGAATATATTATAGTCCAGTTAATAGATTTGCAACATTTCCTGATAGTTATTATCTAGACATTGGTATTAGTGACGGCGACTCTATTACAGCCTTACATAGTTTAGGTAATAGGTTGTTAGCTTTTAAACAAAAAAAATTATATGTTATTAATGTATCTTCTACCTCTGATGCTGGTTGGTACCTAGAAGCAGAGTATGATGGTATGGGATGTATTTTTCAAAACTCTGTAGCTAAAACACCTTTTGGAATATCTTGGGTAAACAGAAATGGAGTATATCTATTTGATGGACAGAGTATGCCAAAAGAACTAACAGCTTCTTTAGATGACAATCTTTGGCAAGCAGGACAAGAACTAAGTGATGTTTTATTAAAACCTTCTATATCTTACGAGCCAAAATATAAGCAACTATACGTTTTACAGGATTCTTCTATGACATCAAATAGTGGTGTAGATACAGAAGATAAAGTTTTTTGTTTTGATTTTGCAACTCAAGGTTGGACCACAAGAGCGTGCGTAGGTAGTGCAGATGTGTCTAACTTTGTAGAGTCTTTTGATGGTGTATATTTTTTTAAACATTCAGATGATAAAATTCATTCATTAACCAATGACCAAGGGACTGAAAGTATAGAATTAATTACTAAAGATATAGATTTTGGTAACCCAGGATTAGTTAAAAAAGTAAAAAGAGTTTTTGTTACTGCAAGAGGGAATGGAACAAACCTTACATTAGGATATGCTAATGACGGAGAATCAAGTTATAATGATTTATCTTCTCAGGCTTTAGGAACAGAGTACGCTACAATAGAATTTACTATTGCTGCAAACGATAGAGATTGTGAATCTATGTCTTTTAAACTTACGGCAAATGGAGCTGTAGACATTAATGACATAAATATAGATTACAGACAAACTAATAAGAGACCTTCATAATGCCAAAATCCGGCAACCATAATGTCAATAACATTGACTCTTTCTTTAGAGTAAGACCATCTAAAACTAATATTAGAGAGGGTGAAACAGTATCGTTTCTAGAAGATGGAGTACTTGTAAAACAAGAAAAAAGAAATGGTGTTGTATACGAACAAAAATTTACTGAACTAGCTAGCTCTGCAAAAGTAACGCAAACTACTGGAGATGTAACAAACTTAATAGTAGCTGGTAGCTCATCTTCTGAAGGTGACGTAACTGGTATTACAGCTGGTACAGGTTTAAGTGGTGGTGGTTCTGGTGGTAATATAACTCTAAATATAGATTCCACTGTTACTACCCTTACAGGAACACAGACTCTTACAAATAAAACTTTAACAGCACCTACTTTAACAAGCCCAGTAATCAATACTGGCATAAGTGGTAGTGCTATATTGGATTCTGATACAATGTCAGGAGCAAGTGCTACAACCTTATCAAGCTCAGAATCTATTAAAGTTTATGTAGATACTGAAGTAGCAGGATTAGTAAACTCAGCACCTGATAACCTTAACACCTTAGATGAATTAGCTGCAGCATTAGACGATAATGCTGATATTTTAGATACTTTATTAGTGAAGTCGGCTAATTTATCAGATTTGGCAAGTGCTTCAACTGCAAGAAGTAATCTAGGATTGTCAACT